CGCGGTTCAATTCGTCGACGAGTACGTCATACACATCCACGTCCAGGTTCCGCACCTCGTCGTAGGTCCAGTGCATCACGCGACAGATGGCAAGGTCGGTGCGGACGCAATCTCGCCAGCGTGAAGTTTTTTTTCCTCCTGTCGCGCCGCCAGCACCGCGGCGTCGTGCGCTTCGATCGCCTGGCGCACCTCGGCCCAGTCGAGCGGGTCGAGGCCGCGCAGGACGGACACGAGGTCGTCGGGCGGCAGGCCACGAATCGGCACGATCGCGCCCGCGTCGTCGCGGAACGTCCAGTCGACGAGATAGGCGCAGATGATCGCGTCGCCGAACTTCCGGGGGTCGACTTTGGTATCGCCATTCACGCCAGCGACGTACATCAGCGCGAACGAGTCCTGCTGCTCGCCATGCGTCAGGCGCTTGCGCACCGTCAGGGTGTCGCCGTTGGTCAGCGGGAGGATGGTCACTTCCGGTTTCACGAATCGGGACCGCATGGTGGTTGATCTATTGCTCCGGTGGTCCGAGTTTGGCGGTCAAGGTCTGACCCGCGATGACGATCGACGCCGCGAACACCGGGAAGAACCAAAAGCCCTTGTGCCCGTGTATCCGCGGCGCCGTGAACGCGATCTTGTCTCGGCCGCGCAGTTGGAACGTGTCGACGCGCTCCACGGCAGCTTCCAATGTCCAGACGCGGTCCTCACTACAGGTGATCACCCAGGTCCGCAGCCATGCGGCCTCGCGGTAGCCGCCCACGAGAAAGCGGCCGGCCTGCCCGCGGACGGTGACCGCGCGGAGAAGGAACGCCACCGCGGCGCCTCGCGCCTACGCGACGAGCGCGGCGGCCGGCAGCGTCCACGCACCGGCCGCGATGATCTCCGCGGTCACGGCCGGCGCGCCGGTGACGTTGGTGTCGATCGACGCGTCGAGGTACGCCTTCCCGCTGAACTTGTGCGGCGTGCCGGCGGTCGGCCGGTTGATGTCTGGGATCAGCTCGATGTAGCCCGGAGCCGTGAGCTCCGTCGCCTCGATGAGCGACAGGTCCTCGTCGTTCCAGAACCCTTCCAGCGAGCCCGAGAGGTCGCGGAGGCCTGGCACGTAGACCTTGTTCTGGTCCTGGAAACACGTCACTTCGATCTTGTCGGTCTTGATGTCGAGTTTGAACCCTTTGATCGACAGCAGCGCCACCGCGCTGGCGCCGCCGACCCCGGTCGGGTCCCACTTCACTTCGCCGTTGCGGCCTGACGTAATCATGATCGTCTCCTTCTCAGAGGTCCGTCGGCGTGACCACGACCTGGTAGCGCCCGCCGCGGTACTGCCAACGCAACGCGGCGTCGGCCTCGTCGGACGCCTGCTTGCGGATGCGACTCACGCGAAAGATCGCGGTGTTCCGATAGGCGGTCAGCGCGAGCGGTTGGTCCTCGAGGAGCGCGTCGATGCGCAGCGCCGCGGCGGCTGCGGCGACCGCGTTCGGCTCCTGCACGCACGCCTGCACCGTGTAGATGCAGTCCTCTTGCACGCGCCGGTGGCCTGGCCTCCCCTGCGCCACGGCGTCGCGGTTGTCGCCCAACTCCAGATAGAGAAACTTCGTCGCGCCCTGCGGCGCGAGGTCGAACCACACGCCGTCGGGCAGCAGCGTCTGCAACTCGGCGTCGCCGGCGAGGCGCGCCACGAGCGCGTCGTCAATCTCGGAGGAGTCGGCCATGCTACGGGTTCCCGCTCACCTTCAGTCCCTTGGACTCGACGAGCGCGCGCAGCGCCGGATAGAGCGTACCCTTGCGCTCGTTGTCGACGATCGGAATGAACGTCCACCGCGCCCGCTGCTGGCCGCGGCCGGCCGGCTTGCGGTACTTGCCGCGGCCCTTCGTCCGGCGCGGCTTGGTGCCGCTCTCATACAGGTGCGAGTGCGGCGCCGTGGTCAGCGCGCGCGAGGCGACCACGCCCTTGCTGCTCCGCACGCCGATCTGCACGAACACGCCGCCGCGCAGGTTGCCGGTCTTCCCCTGCGGGTACCGATTCTCGACCGCGCCCGTCGCCCGCCGTGCCGAGGCGTCGACCAGGTCTTGCCCGTCGTCGACCAGATCGAGCGGCAGGCGGCGCAACTCGGCGAGCAGTTCGTCGTACCCGTGCAGGAGCAGCTGGTTGTTCGCCATCTACGCCACGATCTCCTCGCACAAGAGCCGCAGCTCCACGTTGCGCTCGTCCAGATTCGTGACCCCGTTGACGTTGAACACCCGCCCGTCGACGCGCATCCGGGTCTTCGTCGTCAGGCCGGCGTGGTAGGGCGCCGCGACCACGTAGGAGGCCCGCGACAGGATCGTGCCTGGCTCGACGCGCTCCATGTCGCCGGCGCTCGCCGGCGAGATGCGCACGAACAAGGTCGCGATCGGCGTCGGCGGCGCCTCGGTGAAGCCGCCCTTCCCGTCCGCGATCGGCGCGCCTGGCGCTTCGAACACGGCCTCGTGCGGTCGGTGCGCGATCGACGTGCCGAGGCCGATGAAGCCCATCAGATGATCCACACGAGGCGATAGGACGCGATCGCCTCCTCATACCCGAGCGGCACGAGGTTGACCGCGTCGCTCGTCACCAGATCGCGCCCGAACGTCGCCATGTGCGCCGTCATCAACCCGACCGCCTGCAACAGCAGCGGGTCTTTCGCGCGCAGGTCGGCGCGATCGATCCACCCGACCGTGCAGCGCGCAATGCCGGTGATCACGCCGCCGACGGCCTCGACCCACGGCACATGGCCCGTCACCATGAACGCGCCCGAGCGCCAGGCCGGCGCCGCGGCCGGCTCGATCGGCGTCACCGAGTCGATCGACTGGAGCGGCAAGGCCTGACACGGCAGCGCAATCAGCCCGTCGCCCACGGTCGTGAAATACACGTCGCGGACCTGGGTCAAGAGCGCGAGGCCGGTGTCCCGTTCGACCTGACTGCGCGCCGCGGCGATGTGGTCGAGCATCAGTTGATCGCGCGGGTTCGGTGGCTCGGGCGCGACCGCGGAGGTCCATGACAGGCCGGCGCGGAGCTTGCCCTCCTCGAGGGTGAGCGGCTCCTCGGCCGGCGGTGCGATGAGCACCGAGAACGACTTCAGCGGCGACTGCCAGGGCGCAACGGTCATCGGTGCGAGTGCGTGTGCGGCGGCAGTTTCCGTGGTGGTTTCGGGTGCTTGCCGCGATAGGTCTTGGTGGTGAACGTCTCGGTCACGGTGGGCTGCGAGGCTGGCGCCGCCGACGACGGCAGGCCGAGCGGACGTTCCGCCGGCACGACCACCAGCGTGCCGGGAGGCAACGCCTGGCCGCGCGCCGCCAACTGCTCGGTGAGACGCCGCGCCACCGATTCGGGGGTGCACGCCGTGAACGGCGTGTCATCCACCGGACACGGTGGCGGCGTCTCCAAGTACCAGCTCCCGCAGCCCATCGTCTCCCCCCGACTTACGGCAGGACGACCGCGCCGAGGCCGGTCACCTCACCGAACGCGGCCGGCCGATAGACGGCGAGCGCGAGGCGCTCCTCCGCGCGAATGGCGACCAGGTTCTTGATGAAGAAGTCGGCGTGCGAGTTGGACGCCTCGACGCGGATGCCGCCCTTGCGGAAGATCTGCGCCGCCTGCTTGTAGGCGCCCACCAACGCGACCGTCGCCGGCTGCACTGGCGTGATGGCGACGGGCAGACCCCACAACGTTGGTGTCTGTATCCCGGAGAACGGCCCGCCCGACAGGTACTCACCCGTCGTGGTTTTCATGAGCGCCGTCATGCTCCAGTCTGCCGGGTTCATCGCGATCCCGTCCGGCATCAGGAACGAGGTCGAGAAGATCGCCATGATCTGCCGGAAGATCGCGTCGGCGTTCGGCTCGGCCGCGGCGCGCACGACATCGGCCGCCAAGCCGGCGCGCTTCGACACGCCGAGCAGGTTCGGCGCGATGCCGGTCCCGTTGAGGAGCTGATCCTCCTCGGCCAGCTGCACGCCGAGGCGCAGCCGCGCGTCGATGTAGGAGCGAATCTGCGCCACGTCCTCCAGCATCTCCTCCGTGACCGGGAGCCAGTGCGCGATCTTGCGCACCGGGTCGGTGACGGCCGCGAACGTGAGCGTCGACTCGGGCTTCACGCCGCCCTCCAACACCGGCGCCGCGG